CAAAATGAAAGTAGGCGATAAGGTTTGGGTGTTGTGCGAGGTTGTTGATGAGCCTTGTCACGGCAAGGTTAAGGTCGTCTATTGCAGCTTGAGCTTTTTGCCGTATCTCATAGACTGCAAGCTCGTCGAGCCCGAAGCGGTTGTAAAGCAATCCTTGACATTTGAAAGCGATCCGGTCAACCCCTCGCACTACAAGCAATTACCGGCTGAGACGATCGACATCATCGAAGCAGCAATTACCAATGCACCAAACAACAAAGCGGCTGGTTTACACTGGCAAGTGCTCAAGTACGCTTTGCGGTGTTGGTTCAAAAACGGCATCCAGGATCTCAAGAAGGCTCGGTGGTATCTCGATCGGCTGATCCAAGAGGAGGACGCAAAGTGAGAATTTTCATTCCAGGTGAGCCAGTGGCGCAACCACGGCCAAAGGTTTCGACTGTCGGCGGATTCGCTAGGGCCTACGTCGATGCGAAGCATCCGATCCATGCGTTCAAGCAGGCTGTCCAGTTGGCTTGGCAAGCTTCGATCAATCGATGCTTAACAGGGCCATTGTCAATCGAGATTGTTTGCTGGTACTCGCGACCGAAAGGTCATAGCAAGATCCGTCGGGCAAGTCGCGAGCCTAAGATGAGTCGCCCCGACATCGACAATACGGCCAAGGGCATCCTCGATTCCCTCAACGGTGTTGCTTACATCGACGATGGACAGGTCTACCGGCTGACTGTCGAGAAGTGGTACGTCGGGCCAGAGGATAAGGTCGGGACGTGGATCGAGGTGACCCAATGACGCAACGCAAAAACATATATCTTTGTGGGCGAATAAACGGGTGTACCGATGCCGAATGCAAAGACTGGCGAACGCTAGCTAAGCAACTCTTGCCTGAACATAATTGCATCGACCCCATGCGGAGAGATTATCGCGGATACGAAAACGTCTACACTTACGAGATTATCGAAAAAGACAAGGATGACATCGACAACAGCGAAATCATTTTGGTTTGGATCGACAAGCCAAGTTTCGGAACGGCGATGGAAATCATGTACGCTAACATGAACGGACAGGCGGTTTTCGTAGTAAACAATATAGGCGATGCGTTATCGCCTTGGGTTGCGTACCATGCAACATTGGTTTTTAACACTCTACAAGATGCTTGCGAAGCAATTAACAGAGGTGCGTTTTGATAGTAATGCCTGCGAACAGTACGGGTTGGTTTTGGCATTGTCTTGCAAGGGAGACGGGTAAGATTGGCCATCTTTATTCGCCTGGTGCTCAACGTGGGCCTTGGCCTTGGTTTCCGTTTGCTTTTGATAATGGTGCGTTTTCTTGCTGGGATCGAAAGGCAAATCAGTTTGATGAGTCTAAATGGAAATCAATCGAGCCTCAATGGGAAGCTATGATCCGTTGGGCGGCTCCATCGGTGCAAAGACCAAGATGGGCTATAGTGCCCGACATTCCCGGCAACGGCGAAGCAACGCTTGAACGATTTAGAAAATATGTGCAACGTGTGATTGATGCCGAGATACTGCCTGCCATTGCGGTGCAAGATGGAATGACCGTTGAGATGGTCAAGCAATTGCGACCGGCTCCAGCGGTGATAGCCATCGGTGGTAGCGATGAATTTAAGTGGTCAACTGTAGAAATGTGGGCAGGTGCGTTCAAAAGGGTTCATTTACTTAGGTGTAACGTGCCCTCCAAATTAGAATACCTAGAGAATCTTGGTATTGAGTCATGCGACGGAACTGGCTGGAATCGCGGGAACCGGACGCAAACAGCAGGCCTCGAAAGATGGGCAAGAAAGCGACCAACGCCAACCCAGTCTGAAATCTGGCGGTACACCTCCAGAAAAGAAGATCCCGATCAACCTCAACTCTTTGCGGTATAGGAATCAATATGACGCAACGCAAAAACATTTCGCAACCCGATGAAGCTTGGGCGGCGTGGGACAGTCAAGCGGCGAAACTCAACATGACCTTAAGCCAGTTGATTTTCGAGGCGATGAACGATCATTTAGGGCTATTCCTGACACGCAAGACCAAGAAGCGACCAAGGACAGCTAAGGCGGCGCGGAAACGGGAGAAGCGAATTTAGCCCCGTTGCTTGCAATTTTCGGCGGTCAAGCCTAAAATCAGGGAAAGGGAGAAAATTATGAACTGGATTTCGTCTTTGAGTTCCAAGCGGACGCAAGTTGCCTTGGTGGTTGCTTTGCCGGCTCTCGTTGAGATTGTTCAGGCGTTGTTTGCTAGGGCGCCATTGCCCATGAATTCCGTCTACATCCTGTTAGGTTCTACGGGTCTTTGGTCGGTTTCGGATTCGATCAGGCCAACGGTCAAGCCAGCGGACGCAGCGGATTTCGCCCAATTGCAAAAGATCCTCGATGATTTGCAATCTAATCTGAAAAAAGCTAACGAGGTGACAAAGTGAATCGCGTAAGATTTGTTGACAGGCTAAAGGCTCGTCGAGCGGCTCGTGAAATTTGGATCGCTCGGCGATCCGATCCGACGGTGGCCGACCTCGTTGCAAAGACCATCGACGGCGATGAGGAAGCTGGAAAGCTGCTTTTCGGGTCGCATCCTGAGCTAGTCGGCATCGATCCGGCAACGCTGTTTTTGCTCATCCAGATTGCTTTGAAGCTTTGGCTCTGGTGGCAATCTCAGAAGGTCGAGAATCCTTCGGAAGATGTCGCTGTTGGCGAGCCGTTCGATTCCACGGTCAGCGACGATGACCAAGACTAAGCCCTCGGAGACCCGAACTTTTCCGATACCCTTAGCTCGGTGAGTCTCCTGGGGCAACTAACAAGGATGGATTGATGGAAATCGTAACGAGTAAATACAGGCATCCTGAGATAAAATCGGGCCAGCATACAAACGGGCCTGAAAGCATCTTTGTTCGTGGCGATGATTCGAGCCCTTGGTATTTTGTGCTTGATCTCAGAAGCAAGCATGCGGTGCGAAAAAAGATCGATCAAATCGGCATTGAGAGATTTTTGGCAACTTGTTGCGGAAAGCTGGATGATTGATGGCTGAGAAGCAAAAAGAAAATTGGTTGCCTTGGATCGTCGCGGCGTTGGCGGTCTTTGCCATGTTGCGGAATCAGCAACCGCCGAGCGATTCTAAGCCCAAAGAACTTACGGCCGTAGTTCGCCAAACGCTACCAAGCATCCGATCAGCCTACAAACAAGCGTTCTTAGAAGCAGCATCGAAGATCGAATCGGGCGAGATCAAAGATCAAGAAGCTTGGACGAAGTTCATCGCGGATAATGCAGGGGCTAAGCAACGTGAGGCACTTGATCGAGTCTATGAGGCCATCGACAAGCTAGATCTGCCTGCAAGCTTCGCGGGCAAGGAAAAAGAACTGGCGGAAATCAATCGGCAAATCGCGGGGGCGTGGTAATGAGTGATTTTTTCACCGGCTATGATCCAACCATTGAGAATCGAGAAGCGATCAAGGCAGGCTCGACCGAGATTGCTTTCACGATGCGAGACTTCGCGGCTCCCGAGGAAGTGGATCCTCGAAAGTTGATGCGACACGATAAGCAGGGCAACATGGGATCCTGCCAAGGCTTTTCGCTTACCAATGCTTGCGAATACGTTTGGGCTCTTGTGCATGGCTCATTTAGCGTCGAACGTCAGCTATCGCAGTTGTTTGCTTATCTTGAATCCCAACGACAGAGCCAAGGCTTGCTAGGTCGCGATGCTGGATCCACCATCGAAGCAGGTCTCAAGGTGGCAACGACAATCGGAATGTTGCCGGAAAAAGACCTGCCGTACTCAGCGCCATACCCGAACAACGCTCGCACGCTCATAACAGATGATATGCGGATGAAAGCTTTTCCGTATCGAATTGGTTCTCACACCTGGCTCGATTCGTATGATGCGATCTTTCGGTATTTGGCAAGCGGTGTGGGTGCTGTGCATACCGGAACACTTTGGAATGATAGTTTCTATAGTCGAAATGGAGTGCTTGAGTCTGTTAGTCTTGGTCGAGGTGGCGGTCATGCTACAGCGTGGCTTGGCTACTCAAAACGCAAAGACTCGCGCAACCGCAACTACATTTGGCGACTCAACAGTCACAACGATTCTTGGACTGAGATCGCCCCATCGGTTATCGACCAACTCTGTCGGCATCAGTACACCTCGATAGTTGGCGTATCGGATCTATCAACGCCTGGGCCAAGGAAGGTATCTTGGATG